TGTAGAGTTATTAGCTTCTGGTTTATCAGTATCAGGTGCTTTAACAGAAGAACAAGCAGAAAACTTTACAAAAGTAGCTGCTGAGGCACTTTTATTCGCTGATGGTTCAAAACGAGTATTTGAAGGTGTTAAAGAATTAAATGAAGGTTTAAAAAACCAAGGTGGTATAATTGGTACAGTTGTTAGTTCATTTAAAAGATTAAGAGCAGTAGCATTAGCTAATCCATATGTTGCATTAGCAGCTGCGTTAGCAGCAGTAACAGCCGCAGTAGTAGCATTTACTAGAGATACTAAAGATGAAATTACTGAAGCAGAAAAACTAAATGAGACGTTAGATAGACAAATAGCAGCTTATAAAGGTGTTGGTGTAGCAGCATTAGGGGCAGATGTTAAATTAGCTCAATTACAAGCCAGTGCTAAAGCTAGAAACATTACTTTAGAGGAAGCAATTGAATTAGAGAGAGAAAGAGCTACACAAGCAAGAGATACAGCAAACCTCACAAGATTAGATTTAGAAGCTGCACGTGAAAGAGTAGGCATAGATAAAGAACTCCTTGAAAAACAAATCGAGGCAGAAGCACTAAAAAAACAAAATGCTCAAGATGCATTAGATTTATTAGTTGCAACAGAGGTAGCTTATAAAAATATTCAAGAAGCAGCTGCTAAAGCACCAGGTGGTAGTGAATCTAAACCTGTAGCATTATACGTTAAACCTAAAATTGTAGTTCCTGAAGGTGAAAAAGAAGTAGATACAATAGCTGAATGGTTTGAAGCACAAACAGCAACAGATCCTCCTGTATTACGTCCTATTATCAAACCAGATTATGAGGAAGCAGATTTAGGAGAAACAACATTATTAGAACGTGCTGAGGTATTAGGTGGTAAAATTGGTGAAGCAATTAGTTCCCCAGCTGCAGAAGCAATTGGTTCACAATTAGAAGCAGCATCAGCATTTACTGCAGCATTAGTAGAAGTAATAGATGATGGTACAGAAGAAGGATTTGAAGCATCTAAAAAATATAAAATTGCAGAGGTAATTACTTCAGCAACACAAGCATCTTTCCAAGCATTTGCAGCAGCACAACAGTTTGGTCCTATTATTGGTCCAATTGTAGGTGCAGCTCAAGTAGCAGCAATTGCAGCAGCTTCATCTCGTGCTATCCAAGATATTAGAAGTGGTACATTTGATGGAAGTGGTATTGCTGGTGGTGGTGGTGCAGCACCTGCTACTATATTTACTGCAGGAACTCAAACAATAGGTGGTGCAACTGGTACTGTAGCACCTTCAGGACAAATGTCACAACCTGTAAGAGCATATGTATTATCAAGTGATGTGGCAGACGGATTAGAAGCAGATACGCTATTACAACAAAGAAGAACATTCCCATAATATGAAAATAGTTAAATTAGACATTGACGAAAATAGTATCTTAGCAGGTATTGATGCAGTAGCATTAGTAGAACAACCAGCTATAGAAGAGGATTTTATGTATTTTAGCAAACAAGAATTTGCAGAAACATATAATGACTATCCTAAAGCAGCAGTTGAGGCAGCTAAACAAGGTATTAAACGTAATAAGGAAAACAATAATAAATGTGCTACCCAGGTTGGTAAAGTAAGAGCACAACAATTAGCAAACGGAGAAAATCTATCATTAGATACAATCCGTAGAATGCGTTCATTCCTTATTAGACAAAAAGACAACTACGAATTACAACGTGATAGAAAGAACTATGATGCTTGTGGCTATATCTCTTATCTCTTATGGGGTGGCGAGGCTGCTTTACCATGGGCAGAGAAAAAACTAAGACAAGCAGGTGAAGAATTTGATTTAGATGAAGCATGTCAACCAGGATATAAAGCAATAGGACTAAAAACTAAAAATGGTAGAAAAGTTCCTAACTGTGTTCCTGTAGATAATTTCAATGAAGCATTATTTGAAGAATTCCTAAAAACAGAAGCATTTAACATTGTAGATAGAATAGAGGGTGTACCTGTTTACTCTATGAAGGAAGAAGCAATAGCTAAAGCTAAAGAATTGGGTTGTGAAGGATATCACGAACATACTTTAGCATCAGGTGAGATTGTTTTTATGCCTTGTTCAGAACATACTGAGGCTACTGATAAAGTACTTTCAGAAACATTTGATGAAATGGGAGATGATGAACAAGATGCTATTATCAACGCTTTAGATAACGTGGGAATTAGCGATGAAGAAATGTTAGGCGCGGGTTATATTGAAGTGGATAAAGACGCGTTTTATAGACAGGCATTTGCGCAAATTATCACCACACCTAATAAACCATCTCAAGCAGACTTTGGTAATCTAGCTGTTCGTTACAAGTATACAGGACCTAAAGATAATAGAAATAGAAAATTCTGTGCTCGTTTAATGAGCTTAAATAAAATATTTAGACGTGAAGATATCAACAACCTATCAATCACAGGAGAAAATGTTGAATTCGGAATCTATGACATCTTTAGATATAAAGGTTCCTATAACTGCCGTCATTACTGGGCGGAAAAGTTCTATAAACGAGACAGCTCTATTTCAACAGCTAAAAGAGCACTTGCAAACTCTAACAGAATTTTAGATGGCACAACTACTAATACTGCTGTGATACAAAAATCAGGTAAATCAGATTCAGTACCTGGATTAGCTAAAACATCATTTGCTGCACTTGATGAAAAACAGATGTTAGTAGGTCCATTAATGGTACCAAACAAACTTATTCCTCGTATTGATGAAGATGGTAATGAATACTATGTTTATTTTACTGAGGATACTATCAAGAAACTATCCTACAAGATGATGAAGGATAAACTGATTGATTCTGTAAACATTGAGCATGATAATGCTGATAGAGTAGATGATGCTTTCCTTGTAGAAACATGGTTGATTGAAGACGACAAAACTGATAAATCCAGAAAATATGGTTTTGATTTACCTAATGGCACCTGGATGGGAATGTATAAAATAGACAATACCAGAATCTGGGAAGACTATGTTAAAACAGGATTAGTAAAAGGATTTAGTGTTGAGGGTTTCTTCCAACAATATGCTATGTCTAAAACTAAATGTCGTAAAAACGGAGGTTGTGCCTGTGGTAGAACTGAGAATCCAAATGGACTATGTGATGGTAGTCATTTAAAATAATAACCTTATGCCCCTCCCTACTCCCAAACCATTCGAAAGATTAGATAAATATCTCAACAGATGTATTCCAGTAGAAGTTGAAGCAGGTAAATCACAAGCTCAAGCAGCAGCCATTTGTCGCACCAACTATCTCTCCTCTAAATAACATTATATTCAGAAGGTATCAACTCTCCTTTACGAAATCACGTTTAAGTGTTTAAGTAACGGGGAGTTTTCTTTTGATATTTATATATGCAGTACCATAGGGTGCTGTCCAATTTATTAACCCAATCATAAAATTATGACTTCAAATGAATTAAGAGACTTGGTGAAAAGCCATTTCAATTTAGTAGAAGCTGAGGTAGCACCCGAAAACACTGTAGAAGAAACATTTGCAACTGAGGAAGCAACCAAAGAAGAAACTAAAGTAGAAATGTCTGCTGAGTCTACTGAAGAAGTAATTGCTGAAGAATTTGACGCTCGTACTGATGCAGAGGAGGAAGGCTATTTAGATGGTATCAAGGATGAAAAAGCCGATATCAAAGCTGATCTTGCTGAGGAAGAAGTAGTAGTAGAAGAGGAAGAAATGTCTGTTGAAGACATTGTTGAAGCAATCATTTCAGAAGTAAAAGAAGAAATGGGGAAAATGAAGGAAAAGATGGCTGAATTAGAGGAAAAAGTAACAGTAGTAGTAGATGCTCCAGCAGCAGAAGCTACCATGATGTCTTCTAAACCAGCTCCTAAAGCTAAATTTTCAACATTTAATGTAGAGACTGCAGCGAATGCAGACAGAATCAAAGCCGCAATGGCACAACTTAAAAACAAAAACAAATAATCATGGCATTAGACGTAAGCGCACTTAGTGACTTCAACAACGAAGTAGCAGGTGAATTAGTAGCGAAAATGGTATATGGTGGAAGTACCATGGAATACATCACAATCAAGGACGGTGTTAAATTCCAAGAGCCTATCAACCTCATGGAGGTAGATTTACAGATCCAAACTGGGACTTGTGTTTCTACACCTTCAGGTTCATTAGACTTTTCACAAAGAAACATTACAGTATGTCCACGTACCTCATTTGATGGTATCTGTCTTAAAGACATGGATCGTACTTATTTAGGAATTTCAGCTCTAGAAAGAGGTTCGTACAACGAAACATTCGCTCTAGCAACTAACTACTCTGAGTTGTTGGTAAACCAATTCCAAAAATCAAATGACTCGTTCCTATGGACAGCAGTATCAGGATCATCTCCTGCAGGTTGTTCTTCTGACGGTTTGAAACAAATCATCTCAGGTTCAACTGCTGGTGTAGTAACTGCAGGTACTGGTGATGCAACATTGGCTAACTTGGAAGTAATGCTTGCTGCATTATCTGATGACGTAGCTGATCGTGATGACTTAACATTCTTCATGAGTGTAAGTAAATTCCGTTCATTGATTTCAAACATCCGTACTCAAAACAACTTCTACTTTGATCCAGTAAGTGTTCAAAACAGAGGTGGTATCTTGGAAATTGGCATGCCATTCCAAAATGCTAAAATTGTAGGTACAACTGGTTTGAACGGTTCAGGAAGAATCGTATTAGGTCCTGCTAAGCAAATCGTTGCTGGTACTGACTTGATGAGCGATTTCTCTGAGTTCCAATTATGGTATGATATCAATTCTGACCAATTGAAACACAGAATCTCAACTAAACTTGGTGTAAACGTAGCTTATCCAGAGTTCTGGGTATCTAACGACGTAGCCTAATAATAACCCTTTGATAAGTGGGGGCTTCGGCCCCCACAAATCAAACTAAAACCAGAATAATATGTCAACATGTGATATTACATCAGGATTTACGCTCGGCTGTAGAGATAATACAGGCGGTATTGCTAATTTATATATCCTATCTGGTTCTATTACCAGCGTTGTAGACGCAAGTGAAGGGTTAATTGAAACTATTTCAGGTAGTGGTGAATTTTTCAAATTTGAGTTGTTCCGTCAAACTTCAGATTTTACTGAAGCGATAACTTCAACTCCTGAAAATGGAACTGTATTCTATGAGCAAACACTAAATGCAGTGTTCTTTAAGTTACAGTCTTCTACCCGTAATCAAGTTAAAGTATTAGCACAAAATCCAAATTTAAAAGTAGTTGTTGAAACTAATAATGGTACAGTTGATGGCGTAGGTCGTTACTGGTTATTAGGTGAAGACAGAGGTATGCAGTTGTTATCCGGTACAGGAGCAACAGGTACTGCATTTGGAGATTTAAATGGTTATTCTTTAACCTTCACAGGTCAAGAACCAAACCCAGCATCTGAGATTTCAGGTAGCTTAGCTGGTGCCCTTAGCGGTATCACTTTAGGATAATAAATCAATTAGAAATGGGGTTATGGCTTATGCTGTAACCCTATTTTTTTTATAGAAGATATGCTACAATTTAACAAGTCCCTTGCCACCAACACAAATGCTTCGTACCTTGAAACAGTAAATACTGGTTCGGGGTATTATAATACTTTAAAGGTTCAATATTCTCAGTCATATGACAATAGTAATGGTACTTTTGATGTAATAGCTACTTCAACTCCTACCCAATATAATAATTGGTTAGTATTTCAAAATATAGGTAGTGTAGTCCCTAGTTATACAGGACAATACGATGTAGCAGTTTATACAGCTACAGATGTTGTAGTACCTGCTATTTGGGGTCAGTTAGCAACAACTTGGACCAATGAACCTGATACTTGGAGTACAGTAGGTGAAACAACTACTACATTAGTAGATTTAATTTACTCAGATAGAGCTTGGGTTTCAGGTAGCAACAATGTGAATATAACTCAATATGTATCGCCAAACGAGAACGGAACATATACAACATACAATGGATAAACTAAAATTTGCAAATATTAAAAAAGAGTTTAATACTCGAATTAATATTCTAGAAAAGAATACTGATCAATACGTCAAGTTTGGTCAGTATAACTCATTCCCAAACGATTTAATTAATCTTTATAACAACTCATCTATTCATAATACTTGTGTAAACGCTATTGTAGATGGTATTGTAGGAGAAGGTTTAACAGCAGATCCTGAATTTGTTTTAGATAAAGCTAATTCATCAAGCGAATCATGGAATGATGTATTTAAAAAGGTAGCTCAAGATTATAAATTGTATGGTGGTTTTGCAATAGAAGTTATTTGGAATAAATCCAGAACAAGAATTGCTGAAGTATACCACATTGACTTTTCGTGGTTAAGAGCAAAAGAAAAAAATTACAGAGGACAAATACCGGGATATTACGTAAGTGATGAATGGGGCGAGCAATACCGTTACGGACAAGCTCCAATCGATGAAATGCCGTATTTACCCGTATTTAACCCAGAAAAAAATATGGAGGAACCAAAACAGATTTATGTTTTCAATCCTTATAGACCAGGTCAAAAGTATTACCCATTACCTGATTATATAGGTGCATTGAGAGTAATTGATTTGGATACAGAAGTAGATAACTTCCATATTAACAATATTCAAAACGGTTTAGCACCGTCATTAATGGTAACAACGTTTACCAATGCTAACGAGGAAGAAAGAGAAGCAATTGAAAGAATGCTTCAACTACAATACGCAGGTACCAATAATGCAGGTAACTTAATGTATATTGATGTAGATTCTCCAGAAAATGCTCCTAAAGTAGAACCAATACCTCAAAACGGAGCAGATGGTTATTATGTAGCTATAAACGATATGGTAATGCAGAAGATTTTAACTGCTCACCGTATTACATCACCCGAAATTGTAGGAGTAAAAACTCCTAATAAATTAGGTTCAAAAGGGGAAGTAACTGAAGCTTATTTATTATTACTAAACACTGTAATAAGACCTTATCAACAAGATATCTTACAGGTAATAGAGGATTTACTAGAATTTATGTATCCAGAATTAGAAATTACTGTGGGTGTTCAACAAATTAAACTATTTACTGATGGTGAAGAAGAAGTAGATGTAGTAACTTCTATTGATGCTGAAGTAGGTAATGATAGTGAATTAGAAGCTGAAATTGAAACAGCAGATAAAGAAGCAGGTGTTAATGAAAATGAACCAATAACCGAATTACCTTTAGCATGACAAATACATTAATAATCTCAGAAGCAAAATTACGTCAATTTACAGATCTAAATGATTCTGTGGATACGGAATTGCTAAAAAATGCAGTTAGAACTGCTCAAGACATAACTATTCAAAGAGTCCTTGGAACTAAATTGTATCAAAAAATCTTAAGTGATATTGATGCAGATACACTTACAGGTAACTACAAAACATTAGTAAACGATTATATACAGGACTTCCTTTTATACGCGGCCTACTATGAAGCATTAGAAGCCATTTATATACGCCCGCGAAATAACGGTCTTCTCACACCAACTGGTGGTGAAAATAGTATTGAAGTAGACAGATCTTTATTTAACGTTAAAAGACAAAATACAGAAAATAAAATGATGTTCTATGCTGATAGATTATCAGCTTACTTAGCAGAAGAACAAGCACTATTTCCTGAACTAAACAGTAATAATAAATTATACGAGATGTGGCCTGATTACTCGTCACAATATCGTTCACCAATTGTATTTGGTAGAAATGCTCGTGTTGGAGCTCATTACGAACAAGCAAAAGAAGCAGGTTTACGTATAACAGATTCGAAATATTCACAATACCCTTGGGGTTCAAACATAAAATAAGATGGGAAGAAATTTAACCAACTTACCTATTTCAGCATCGTTTCAGTATCTAACACAGATATCTGGTTCAGAGCTTACTGATGGATTAGGTGCCGACATTGATTCATTAAACATTTCAGCATCCTATGCTACAAGTGCTTCACATGCTATTTTTGCTGATACAGCAGGTTTTGCTACCGATGTAAATGCATTATATACAGCTTCTGTAAGTGATGCTACTATTTCCTTCCTAAAAGGTGGTGGTGGAACATTTCCAATAACAATAAACAATGTAGCTAATGCTGTAAGTGCTTCACATGCTGTAAATGCAGATAATGCTGTAACAGCACAAACAGCTTCATTCTTACCAGCTGATACAAACCTAAACATCAATAGTATTACAGCAAGTAATGCTTCATTTACTTCAGCCTCTATTGGTTACTTACAGACAATAACAGGTTCAGCTAAAATCATAGGTGATGCCTTTATTATCCTAAATAACAACACACCAACAGAAAGATATGCTGGTTTAGTTGTACAAGATAGTGGTTCAGGTTCTCCATTAACTACTGCTTCATTACAGTTTGATGGCCAAACAAATGATTGGTTCTATGAATATAGTGATGATGGTGGTATAACAGTAGATCATGGTGTTGCTATGTTTGGTCCAGAATACTCTGTTAAAGGAGTTCCAACATACAATACAGCAAATACATTAGTTAAAGGTGATGGTGGACACCATTTATTAGATTCATCTATTAGTGATGATGGAACATTAGTTACTATCAATGCTAATGTAAGTGCTTCAGGATATGTAAGTGCTTCATCATTTATAGGTGATGGTTCACAACTTACTAACTTACCTGTTTCAGACCCATTCCCATATACAGGTTCAGCTATTATAACAGGTAGTTTAGATGTTATTGGTCCACTTATTTCAGGTGATGGTACAAATACAGTAGGTACTAATGGTAATGAAGTTGCTATTGGTGGTAATAATAATAATGTTACAGGTAATAGAAGTGCTGCTATTGGTGGGTATACAAATAGTGTTACAGGTGTTGCATCTGTAATGTTAGGTGGTAGAGCAAATACTTTATCAGGTGCTTGGTCAGCAGTTATAGGTGGACAAGGAGCTACAGCTTCAGGGTATACTTCAGCAACAATAGCATCTGAAACCTCTACAGCAAGTAACTCTTATACTTTTGTAGCAGGTGCTGTTTCAGGTCTTGCTAATCAACCATATGCTGTTATTGTAGGTGGACAAAATCATAGAGTAACAGCTAATAGTGCTGGTATTTTTGCTGGGTTTGATAATGATGTATCAGGTATAAGAAGTGCTGCTATTGGTGGTACATTAGCAAATATTGACCATGCCAGAAGTGTTACTTTAGGAGGTACAAGTTTAGCTACAACTAAAGATGATGAAGTAGTAGTAGAACACTTAACAGCAAATGGTCAAGTAAAAGGTGCTATAAATACATTAACAGATGTAGCAGGTACAACAGCATTAGATTGTTCAGTAGGTAACTACTTTACATTAGCAATGCCAGCTGGAGGTTCAACTACTTTAACACCTTCAAACATTACAGCAGGACAAACCATTAATATCAAGATTACACAAAATGCTACAGCAGCTACTTTAGCATATGCTGCAAGTATAGAGTTCCCAGGTGGAACTCCATTTACCATTTCAACCGGTTCAGGTGAAGTAGATGTATTAACATTAGTTTCATTTGATGGAACAACATTACAAGCAACAGGATTAGCAAACTTTAGTTAATAAACTATGATTTTTACACCATTTGCCTTTATGGCAGAAACAGCAGCTCCTGGAGCTTGGACTCCAGCTGATTTTACTAATGTTCAATATTGGTTTACAGCAGATGCTGGTGTTACAGAATCAGGTGGTGTTGTAAGTGCTTGGACAGACCAGATTAATAGTTTTCAGTATGATAATGCTGTTAATAGTCCTACTCTAACTACTTCAGCTACATTAAATGGTCAAAATGTAATATCATTTAATGGTGTAACCCAAATACAATATATTTATGCCTCTAATCCTATTGCCTCTAATGGAGGTGGTGATTGGACAGTATTACAAGTAATGGATGTAACAGGTGCAGGTAATAATGGTGCCTTTACAGCTTATGGAGAAGTAGGTACTTCCAGTGGTAGATTTCAAAATGATACATTTGGTGGTAACTATAGACACTTTAACCAAGGATTTGGTGGTACATATACTGTAGAAAGTCCATTAACTACAGGTGCTAAAGCTTGGAAAACAAGATATGATACTTCTGCTGGTAATAACTATTATGCTGTTAATACTTTAACAGAAACATTAGGTCAAAGTGGGGGTACAGTTGGGCAAGATTGGGCACCTAATGCTGTTTTAGTAATAGGTACTTTACTTAATAGTAGAAGTAATCCTACA